TGTATATACGATTAATACTTTAATGCAACTAAGACCACATCAACTTGAAGCAGTACAAGCAATGTTTCGTCATACTAAAGGACAAATCATTGTTCCTACTGGTGGCGGTAAGACAATGTGTATGATTAATGATGCTGAACAAAGATTCAGATCAACCATTGCTCGCACTATTGTGGTTGTTGCTCCTCGTATCTTACTTGCAAATCAATTATCAGCAGAGTTTCTTGAGCATATTACTGATGTTGATGTCGCTCATGTTCATAGTGGAGAGACACATCACTTTAGCACAACTAAAACTGATGTGCTTGAGAACTGGTATCATAATAGTGTCAAGAATATCTTAATATTTACAACATATCATTCATTACATAAGATACAAGAGTCACTTGATATTGAAGTTGATACTATCTATTTTGATGAGGCACATAATTCAGTACAAAAGAATTTCTATCCAGCTACTGAATATTTCTCATTCAATGCTAATAGATGTTACTTCTTTACTGCTACACCAAAACATAGTCGTACACCTGTCAAGGCGGGTATGAACTGGTCAAAGACTTATGGTAATGTATTATGTCAAGTGCCTGCTCCACAGTTAGTTAAAGAAGGTTACATATTACCACCTAAAGTTGAAGTTTATCAATCAAGAATACTACATAAAGATGAGTTAGTTGCTGAGCGTGATTGCGAACAGATGATTGACTCGATTGACAATATATGCAAAGATAAAGTATTGATATGTGCTAAGTCAACTAAACAAATCATTGCTCTACTATCTCAAACAGATTTCATTGAAGAGTTAGCAGAGCGTGGTTATTCATGGTTGACTATCACATCTAAAACTGGCGCTATCGTAGATGGCGAGAAGGTTGATAGAGAAGAGTTCTTTAATACTCTTAATGCTTGGGGTAGAGATACATCTAAAAAGTTTGTGGTTCTACATCATAGTATTCTATCTGAGGGTATTAATGTCAATGGATTGGAGGCAGTTCTATTTCTTAGAAGTATGGACTACATTGGTATAAGTCAAACTATCGGGCGTGTAATACGTCTAGGAGACGCTACAAAGACGTTTGGTTTAGTTTGCATACCTGTCTATAGCAAAGTTGGTATTACTACTGCTCGCAAAGTTGAAGCAGTTGTTGACACTGTATTCAACAAAGGCGAACCAGCTATTTCAATCGTAAACAATTAATTAAATGAATTTATTAGTTGCTGGTAGAATTACTGGCTCTTGCTTGATTATTGTTGCATATTTTGTTATACTACATATATCAACACTCTATGGTGCAATTATTCACGTTATTGCTGATGTTATTTGTATGCCCTTTTACATTAAATATAAACAATATGATGTTGTAATTATGTTATGTTTTCTAGCGACAATAGCAATTAGTAAAATTACTATCTTACTACAATGAAAGACCAAGCCTCAGTTGGGGAAGAAACACCAGCTATCAAATATGATAGAGCATTATCTCTATTCACAGAGTCAGTTATGAAACCTGACCACGATTTGCGTGGTTGCGCTCATAATCAAGGTTGTTATGAACAACTCATGGAAATAAGACAACACGTTTTAGATTATCTTAAAACATTAAAAGAAGTTACACATCACACAAATGCTGATGAGAGTGATGAGTTAGAAACTGAGAAATTAATTGAAACTAAAAGAGTTTATACTGAGAAGGAGTATTGGGAAGGCAAAGTACCAGACTCATCATTTGAAGGTTACTTACAAATGTATGGTTATGAGTACACACCTATGCCAGAAAAGAAAGTGTCACAAAGGGCTCGCCATTCTGACTTAGATGCTCTATAATAATAATGGGGAAACAAAATCATCTTAGTTATGATTTTTGTTTCTCGCACCCTATTATACATAATCATGGACAAAGCCAAAGAAGAGTGTATTACTCAAATTGAGAACCATTACTGTCAGAGATTAACTGAATTAGTAGATTTAAAAATGTTTGATGAAGCACACGCTATCTTTGAGGAATTTTCACTTGGCGATGATGAATCATATCAATGGTTCTTTATTAAAATCTTAGAAGATACAACAAACGAATGAAAACTGCATTGATTACTGGTGGTGCTGGATTTATAGCACATCACTTGATTGCCCGTATTCTAACTCAAACAGATTGGAATATAGTTACACTTGATAGACTTGATTATAGTGGCAATCTCAATCGTCTCAATGATATACTACAATATGAATGTACACCTAACGAGAGAAAAAGAGTTAAGGTAGTTTGGCATGATTTGAAGGCAGAATTAAATCCACTAGTAAGACGAGAGATTGGCAAGGTAGATTATATTTTACATCTTGCTGCTGGCTCTCATGTAGATAGAAGTATTGATTATCCAATGGAATTTGTGATGGATAATGTAGTAGGAACTTGTAATATATTAGACTTTGCGAGATCACTCGACCACTTAGAAAGATTTTTATATTTTAGTACTGATGAGGTATTTGGGCCAGCTCCTGATGGTATCAAGTATGAAGAGAATGATAGATATAATTCTACAAATCCATATAGTGCTACCAAGGCAGGCGGAGAAGAGTTAGCAGTTGCCTACGAGAATACATATCAGTTACCAGTTTATATAACTCACACTATGAACGTATTTGGCGAGAGACAACACCCTGAGAAGTATATACCTATGTGTATTCGCAGAATACGAGACGGCGAGAAAGTCACTATCCATAGTGACAGCACGAGAACTGTGCCTGGCTCAAGACACTATATACACGCTGATGATGTTGCAAGTGCTGTATTGTTTCTACTTAATTATAAAGGTACATTTGATAAGACATGGGGCAATGCTAAATGCCCTAAGTTTAATGTTGTAGGTGCTGAAGAGTTAGATAATCTAAAACTTGCCCAGATAATTGCTCAAGCACAAGATAAGAAATTAAAATATGAAATGGTTGACTTTCACTCATCAAGGCCAGGCCATGACTTACGTTATGCACTAGACGGCAGTAAAATGCTAGATTTAGGGTGGACACCTGATGTTACTGTAGTTGAGAGACTACGAGATGTTACAAAGTGGACACTACAAAATGAGCGTTGGTTATAATCCACAAGTCAATGATTATGTAGTATGGACTACAGAGTTAGGTCAAGTCCATAAAGGTTGGGTATATTTTGTTGCCGGTGAGTCAGAACAGAAAAAAGGTTGGCAAACGCCTGCGAGATATATTTCTATTGAGATTGCTACTAAACCTCGCCCCCAATGTGACTTGACTACATTTCTACATAAACGTATTCATGTATGCCTATGTTGTTATGAATCAAATTGGCATGAGTTAGAATTAATTAAAAGAAGAAAAAATAAACATGACGATACAATAATATGGGAATCGAATATGGCAATGTATTAATGTGCCAGTTTTATTAGTGTCTATAAGTAGATGCCAAGCATAACGTGTGCATTATAATAAGGACATACAAATGAATTTTTTTTATTATGTCACTACCACTCTACACTTCTTATTCTGAAGAGACACAAACTTTAATTGAAGAGTTCCTAGAGAATACATTCGGTTGGGATGAAGATGAACTTGTTGGTTTTGTTGAAATATATGGCGAAGAGAAATTCAAATTATATTTTGAAGAATATGCCGATATGGTAGATGATATTGGTAATGATGTTGTTTCATCATTCTTAGATGTTTTTGATATTGAAAACGTATCAAGTTGCCGTGACGCCTATATGGGTTGTTATGAGAGTGGCGCTGAGTTCGCTCAATCAATAGCAGAGGATTGCGGCGAAGTTGGTAGCAATTCAAGTTGGATAGAGATAGATTGGGATAAGAGTTGGGATAATCTAAGTTATGATTATGTAGAGTCTAATGATGGTCATATCTTTAGTCAAAACTTTTAAGGAGGCGGATTAATGACAGAAATTGAACTAAATGAGTTTATCGAACTTGCCGAAGATGCTCTCGTACAATTAAAAAAATGTGGTCAAGAGCAACTTACGTTAGAACCAAACCACCCTAGAAATCATTTTAAATACACTATTGGGTGTGCT